TGAAATCTGTTAGTTCTTGCATCTTAACCTTTCTTTAACGATGTAACAGTTCTTCCTTTTTCCCAAAACTTACAAGACCAATATCTTGCTTTATATTTTGGACCTGGGTTATCACAATTATGTCTTGCTCTAAAGCTCTTTCTTCTAGCAGGGTCGTCTCGCTTGATTTCCATGTTAGGATCACCAAACTCTACTTTGACAACATTACCTTTATCATTTTTAACATATACTTTAGATTTCTTAACATCACCTTTCATAGGTTTATTAAGTGTAACTTTTCTACCTTGATACTCAGCAGCTTCTTCTATCTCACCCCAAAAGTTTTGTTCTTTAAATACTTTCCAAGATGTCATAGGTTTTTTATCTTCTTTACAGTCTTCACAACATACACCAATCTTTTCTAACATAAGATCATGTGTTTCATTAAGTTTCCACCACCAATCTTCGCCATACTTGTATTGATATGAACCTCTTGTTTCTGTTGACTCAAACCATTGTTGTACTGTTTCCTCACTAGCGTTTTTTGCTCTTTGCATTTGTGCTGGTGTAGGTGCGCCTTTGTCACCTTTCTTTCTCATCTTCTCACCAGAACCTTGTTTGATTCTTTGTCTTTTCTTATGGATGTTTGCCCATAAACTTTCATCTTGACCTGGTGTGTCTTTTTTATATTTCTTAGTCAGTTCATCACTAGGATATTCCATAGCTTCTTTTTTAGAACCTCTTGCTTTTGCAGCTAAGTCTTTATCTGCGCCACCCCATGTTCCTTTTGATTTTGTAACAAAAGAATTAACTCTAGCCATTGCCCATTGTTGTGGTGTAGTACCTGGTCTATGGCCTGTTCGCCAGGCAGCCATTCCTCTGTTATAAACTTGTTTTAAGATTGAATAGGCGATACCTGACTTATCTGCCTTTTTTACAAGACCTGCAATCTTTTCATCTAGGACTTGATTTAATGTCTTAGGCATATTTTCTCCAAACATTTTTTTATATTTTTGAGTATGTTTACTCGGTTTAGTTTTTGCACCCTTATCGCCTGGTGCTGGTTTGTATGCAGCTGGATTATCGTCATCCATTTTTGCACCTTTTCTAAAGTGTGCAGCTCTGTCATCTTTTGTTTTCTTTTTCACGCCAGAATAATATTTTGCAGGTTGTGTACCTGGTTCGTCTTTCACATCTTTATCTTGTTTCACTCTATCTAATTTAGAAGCTCTTAAATTTAAATCGGCTGTTGGTCTATATAAACCATATCCTTGAGCTCTTCCACCATGTGCATATTCTTTTATATCATGTAACCATACTCTATGAATTTTATTATTTACTTCCATTGATACATAGTTTGTACCTCTTTGAACAATAGGACCTCTCATATCTTTTGCTTCTATGATATCACCTATTTTCCAAATTTTACCTATTAGATATGCATCTCTTTTTGATTCATAATCATTCATGACACCCATATCTTTTTCTTCTCTAATACCCATGTTCTTTCTAACATCTCTATATAAAGACTTACCATCTTTAAATCCTCTTGGCAAACCTTTCATAAATTCATCCATGTTACCATCAGATGCAGCTTTTCTCATCTTACTTGCTGACATACCTGATACACCTTCAGCATCTGGGTCTCTATCTCCAGCAGATACAACTTTGATATTGTCAAACTTGTACATACCATGTCTTGCTTTTACACCATTATATTTTTTTAATAGTGTTTCAAATTCTTTTACTCTGTCAGAACCTACAACCATAGTTACATCTTTGTAACCAGCGTTATGTAAAGACGTTGCAACATCAATAGCAGTTTTAGGATTTTTATCTACGGCAATGCTTCTCTTATGTTTAGGAAACATCTTTCTCATATATGCTATTTTTTTAGCATATGGAAGAGGGTCTTTGTTTTGATTTTGTGATTGTGATGGATATATACGATAGTCATCGCTACCAGCAACTGATTTAACTTTGTCAATTAGTTTTTCGTGACCAGTTGTTGGTGGATTGAAACGACCAAACGTAAAGACAACTTTCTTCTCTACAAGAGGTACTTCAAATAAACTAAATTTTTTAATTTCTTTCTTCACTTTGTTTCGCCTGTCTTGCAGCTCTGGCTTTCTTAACTTTATCCATCTCTGCTTTTTTAACTTTGATTTTCATACGACCCGCAATTTTATTGATAGCCGCACCATACTTTGCTTGTATTTGTTGGTCTATTCTAACTTTCATTTGTGGGGATAATTGATCGTAGTTTTTGTAAAACTTCTTAACTATAAGTTTTTTAGCAGCCTTTCTTGCTTTGACTGCTTGTTTTTCTGGCGAAGCAATTTTAAGTAGTGATCTTTCTTTTTTCTTTTTGAATGCTGAAGACTTTGCCAAACGTGCCATACGTCTAGCGATCTTACGTCTTTGTGCTACGTTAATAACACGTAACTCATCAAGACCCATATCTTTATTAAATTGTTCTATTGTTTTTGACATCTTATCATTTATCCCATGTTTTAATCGCCGTGAAGTTATTAAATGAGAACTCCATTCGGTCGACTAATTTAACAGCATTGCCTGATACTCTGTCTATCGCTACATACCCCTCTGGGTTAACCACTTTATATCCATTATTAGTACGAATAAACGTATTAGTCAACTGCCTTACACTATTTAGTTTTTTGACGATCTGCATTTTTGCGTCAATCAATAAGTTTTGAAACCTGACAACTTGTTCTAAATTACGTACATGTTTCTTAATTTCTCTAGTGTATTCCTTTTGTATATTCTGATACTTCGCTTTTCCTTTAGGAGTCTTTAATTTATCCACTTGCAATTGTAGTTTATCAGATACAAATTTCTCATATTCTCTTGCGTATTTACTAGGATTTTTAATAGTTTCGCCTGCTCTTACTTTACTATTATAATATGTTTTATATGATGCACCAGATAACTGACCTGTCATTGATGCTTGTAAATTCAAAAACTTTTTTAACATAGGTGCGTTAATTCTTTGAAATGTTTTACCTGTTTCAGATAGTATTTTTGTAACTGCGTCTGTTTCTGATTTATTAAATGTTGCTTTACCAGACACATCTTTGTATGACGCATCATCCATCCAAACAGATGATGTTTTTGTAAGTTTGTTTATATCTGCACCAAAGGATGCTTTCATACTCGGTAAGTCTTTACCAGAATATGTTGTATGCCAAACTACTCCAATCTTTGCTTTGTTTATTGTCTTTGCAAAGTCAGAATCACTAGGAACAGCATAAACAATAGTGTTGGGTTGAAATGTAATATATGAAACACCATCGATCTTAGTTTTTCCAAGATCATTTGTGAACATGAGGTCACCTTGAAGTACACCTTTAATATTAAGTTTTGAAAACTCTTTGAGAGCGATCTTAAACTTTGAATTAAGTTGACCAGATAAATCATCGTCAATCTCCTTATCAGTTTTATATAATTTTGGATTTACGTTAAATACAGACTTCTTCGCAACAAAGAACTTACCATCACTAGGGTCAGTACCTGCAAAGATAGCTGGAGCTCCATCCCACTTAACAGTCATATTAACAGATGATCTACTTGCACCTGCTAACATATCTCTTAAACTTCTTAAAAAATTTATAGCTGCTCTTCCACCTGGTACGCCATGATTAATAATCTCATCTTCAATATGTTCCATGTGAAGATTTTTACCAGCTTGTTCTTGTATAAAACTAAGCATTATTCACCACCTCCATTTCCACCATTGCCACCTCCGTTTCCGTTTCCACCATTTCCGTTTCCGTTTCCGTTTCCATTACCATTGCCGTTGCCATTTCCATTTGCAGGTGTCTCATCACCCCCACTTGTATTTTTTGGAACGCCAAGAATATATCTTCCCTTATATCTTATTTTTTTTGGTACGCATTGTTTTAATTTTTTATCGTACTTCATACCTGGTGGGCATCTGTTATCGTTCATTAAATCTTTATATGTTTTCATTACTTTGTTGCCAATGAGTTATATTTTACTGCAAGAGAATGTTGTCCTAATTTTTTTACACCTGCATGACCTGATTTGTTAGTTCTAATAGACATCTTCATAATTAAACTATCTGAACCAGACTTTAATTCTATTTCCCAATTTTGCTTTGAAGTTCTACTAGGATATGCTTTTACAAAATCTACTTGTGGTATGAATA